AGTAATGGAGAATATGTTATTAAAAAATCTTCTGTTAGAAAATATGGAGAAAACTTTTTACATTCATTAAATAACGGAGGAAGCGTTGGTATGGCAGAGGGTGGCGATGTGAATTCATATGGAGGAGGCGGAGGGCGAGCATTTGATTTAAGCGAAAGTAAAACAACTAAAAATATTTCTCAGCAATTAGATGTTCCCGCGATAGATGAATCAAAATTAAGTAGACAAGAACAGATTATTGCTCAAATGTTAAGAGATTCAAATAAACAGGGAGATGGAAGAGTTATTGATTTAAATACAAAAAATAAATTAGAGAGCGCATTAAATGCAATACAAGAATATCAAGATATAAATATTACTAGAGCTTATTCTGATCTTGTAAGTACAGTCGGCGGATTTAGAGCTGAATTAGCTGGAACTTATAGATACAATGATCCTTCATTTCCAAGCGCTGGAGAATATGTGCTTGATCCATTATTATCTAGTTATGCAATTTTGAATGAAAATGATCCTCAAAATAGAAATGCTATGGAAAAAAGGCAAGCTTTAATTAGTTATCTTGCAGAAGGTTTAGATTTATATGATAGTAATAAAAAAGCCATATTTGATACAATAGACGCAAATAATAGAGAAAGAGCTAGAGTTGATCAATTAAACAAACAAAATAGAGATAATTTTAATAAACAACAACAAAATACTCTAATCGGAGGTGCATTGAGTGCAGCTGGATCTCTTGGCGCAGGAGCTTTCAATACATATGGTGCTCCAGCAATTAGAAAAACAGCTTATGATTTATTTGGTTCAAAACAAGTAAAAAGAGCAATACCAACCAAAGAAACTAAAGCTGGAGATTTCGATCCATATAAATACGCTACATATGTAAAAGATGGAGGTTTTATACATTTTGCTAAAGGTGGACCATCTGGAAAAGATGATGTGCCAGCGATGCTTATGGGTGGAGAATACGTAATAAGAAAAGATGCAGTTAATACTTATGGTAAAAATTTCTTTGAAAAATTAAATAATGGTAGAATAAGAAAATTTGCTGATGGTGGATATGTATCTAATGGTAGTGAAAATTTAGATCAAAATCCTACAACTAAAGCAGATCCATCTATAAATAATAATATATCGATTTCAGTAAATATGGGAAATAATGGTTCTTCAGATTCATCCATGAACTCTAGTAATGAAACAACTGCTGATAGCGGAACTCAAGCAAAAGAACTATCAAATAAAATAAGAAATGAAGTAGTAAGAGTTATAACAGAACAGCAGCGTCCAGGTGGATTATTGAGGAAGTAATTTAAGACTAAAATTAATCAATTTAGAATCTTGTATGATTCTATTTTCGTCTTCTAAATTGTTTGATAAGTATTGTGCAGTTGTATTATTATCGTATTCATAACAAAATAAAAATGTAGCATAATTTGTGTCATTTATTGATTTATAGTATTTTTGTAAGAAGAAAAGATTTTGACTTATATTTTCTAGATATATTGAACTATAGTCTGGAAATAATGTTATAAACTCTAAATAAATTTTAGTAATAGAATTTTCTTTTTCAATTTTTACAATTGAAGCATTTTTTATATTAGAAAATTTAAAATATGGAAGATCATAATTTATATCTTTATATTGAAGATCATTGTTATCATTTTTTATAAAAAATCCTAATAAATTCGCAGGTATATTTTCAGAATTCTTATAATCATTTGCAGTAGAATCTATAACATTGATTAATTTACCTAAAGAAAAAGTAAAATTACTTAAATCTTTGTTAGATTTAGGAAAATAATTCTTAAAATAACATCCAAATATATTAATTTCTTCATTAGGCCAAGAAATAGTAGATAAACTACTTTGATTAAATAAATAAAGTGGTGCTTGAAAATAAGCTATAGTTTGATTTATTAGATTTTCTTTATATACCATATCTGCACTATAATATTGATCTGTAAAATATTCGGTTAAAAAATCCTCAAATTCAGTTTCATTCATTTTTTCTCTAAAGAAATCTAGAATTTGCCCTTGAGATTCATTAAAATAAAATATTTTTAATTTTAAAAAACTACTTTCTGTGATTGAATTATCATTAAATGGAAGGCTTAATATTTTAATTTCTTCTGAAGTATCTAACCATTTAGCATATATATTATTTATATATATTGATTTTAGTTTTTGATTAGTTTTTATATCGTAAGGAATAACATATAATCCATTTAACGTAGAATCAAAATATTCTTTTTTATTTATTTTAAATTTTAAAGATAAATCGTCTGAATTTTTATATATATTTAAAAATATTGAATTAAAATTATTTATTTTAAAATCACTATATTGCATATCTATTTTTTGATCAATATCAAAATTATCGTATTTTATGCTAAAAGAAAGGTTTTTAAAAAATCCTTTTTTATTTTTAGTTTTAACAAAATCATTATAATTTTCCTCTAAAGAATATATAAAATTTTGAGGCAATATTTTTTTAACTTCTGCTAAATGAAAAAGACCACGAGTATTTCCAGATGCATATTCGTAAAGTACTGGTCTACTACCATCAAAATATTCATTAAGACTATCTCCGTCTATAATAAATTCTCTAGTTGATGATAAAATTTGATTTTTTGTATTTAACAATTCATTATCTTTATTATATATAGAAACATTAAAAGATAATAAATCAAAAAAATCAAAATCTTTTATATAGGCTGGAATATTTGGATATATATTCCATTTAATTTCTACATCTTTGGCGAATATATTATTCATAATTATAAATTATTAATTCCTCCAACTATATTAAATCCAGAAGCTAGTACTGTAGCCAATGGAGCTTGATTGTTAAGAGTTATAGTGCCGCTAACAAATGGAGATTTTTCTCCATAAGCATTTACTGCTTCTAATCCTATATACCATGTACCAATTCCAGTAGGAGTAAAGAATGGAGGTATATTTCCACTGGATGTATTCGTTGGTAAAACAAGATTTTGATTTTTTAAATCATAATTTTGCACATCAAATAAATCTTGAACTTGAATAGGGGTTGTAAAATTGCCATCAGTTTTTCTATATATATTATAATATGAAACTACTCCAGAATTAGAAGGTGGGGTTATTGCGTAGGCAATTGAATTAATTCCAGTTTTATTTATTGTGTAGGCTGGAGGATTACCCCCTGCCCCATAAGCATTAGTAGAATCTCTATATAAAATTGAAAGCGATAATGATGGTGATAATGGGGCTGGTATTTTTGTAGGAACAGATATTAAAGATTCTCCAGTAACAATATCAGTATATTTTTGTGGAGTATATTCTAATGCTGTAATCGAATAAATAGATTCTTCTCGATGTTTTATATCAACTACTCTGTACGCTTTTAAATCATTTAGATAGCCTTCTAGATACCAACCAGGATAAAGTAAATTTTGTGGATTATTTATATTATATCTATTATTTAGTCCGAGATTAGATCCGCTATATAAGGCTGCATTAAAATCTATTGTCCAAACAGTATTTTGAGGTAATATATAATTAACACCATCTAATCCAGAAGGAAAATTAATTTTTAAAAATCCAGTATAATTTCCTGTTCCTTGCGAAGTATAATTTTTAGGATTTGATATTGTTAATTGTTGAATTTGAGATCTTCTTAATGAATCAGAATTAATTCCAGAAATACCACTAGAGGTCACTTGATCAGGAAATCCAGTTATATAAAGATTACCTAAATATGTACCATAATTTAAATTATATGTTGGCGTTAAAAAATTAATTGAAATTGGATTTACTACTCCAGTAAATGCAAATAAAGTTTGAGCATTAAATGGAACATCTAAAATTGCTTCGCCAGTATTAAATGATAAAGTTCTTCCAGCAAAAACTCTATTTTTTCTATTTTGATCATAAATATTTATTATATCTCCTGGTCTTAAAAAATTTCCATCTAATCCAACATCAAAATTTACAGTTTCTGTCTCTAAATTTTCACTAGTTAAATACCATTTACCTAATCTTTTTGCTTGACTTCTTTTTGTTCCTCCAAAAGATGTGATTTCTACTTCTCTAATTCCATATTTTAATACGCTATTTCTATCTTCTACATATTCTATTGCTGGTAAATAATTATTATTTTCATCATTAAATCTAACTAATGCAACTGATCTTCTAACTCTTTTTGAACTATTTGAATATCTAAATTCTCCATTTACAGTATTACTAGTATTAAAAGTATAAATTGCATCTTTTGGTCTGTCTTGACTTACAAATATTTGTCCAGCATTATAATAAACTAATCCATTGAAAATTGAAGCCATATCATTTAATACTTTATAAGCTTCTTCTCTGGCTGTCATTAATAAATTGCATGTAAATCTTGGCTCTAATCCACCATAACCATCTGGAACTAATTGATCGCAATATTGAGATATTTCATATAATGACCATTTATCCACTAAAGTAGGATCTATATATTTTCCTAAACCAAATCTATTGCTTGTAATAATATCATAAAAACACCAAGCTGGATTATCTGTCCAAGCTAACTTAAATTGCCCATTCCATGCGCCACTATAATTTTTACCAATTGGATCATAATTAATTGGAACTTTAACTTTTAAAAGTTTTACTTTATATTTTCTAGTTGGTATTTCTGCAAAATATTTTGAATTAAAAACATTATACATCATAGCAGTATTAGGATATGTGAATCTATTAGCGTATACTTCTGTGATACTATTTACAAAAGTTGTATTCGATCTAGAGCCTTGAGAGAGTTCTGCTGTTATTTTTAGTATTTCCACAGCCCAACCAATTTGATCTGGAAGAACTTCAACTAAAAATCCATTATCTGCATAAGATCTAAGCCAGAAAGTATAATGCATTAAAGCTGGACTAGTTAATTTACCTTTTATAAGGAAACTATCACTTGCCCATTTTTCTGGATTAGTTTGAATATATTTTGTAGTAGCTAAAGCTTCTCTTCTATCAGAAAATACTCTGTATAATTTTACACCCATTTTAATTTGATCTTTATTTACGGTTCCAGCGAAATCTCCAGATACAATAGTAGAAAATAAACTATTGACATTATATGTAATTTTTATTGCATCTAAATCTGTATTATATACATAATATTTTTTCTGAGGTATTAATCCAGAAACTACCCCGCTAAAGAAAAATGGTCCATATAATCTTTCATTAACATTCGTAGTAAGAGCGGAAAGTACTGGAACTCTATTTTGATCTACCTGATATCCATCATAATGAAATCTATCTTCAAATAGACTGATATTTGGTCTAGAAATTGTATGATTATTAGTAGAACCATAATCAAATTTATAATTTGTATATCTAAAATTTAAAAGTCCATCAGTTGTTGCAACTGGGGTATCATTCCAAAATATTGATCTTGCTTCTGGAGGAATAATCAAAGTTGGATCTAATATTGATGAAACTCTTCCAGCGTTTTGAGTGCTGTAAGGATTAAAGGTATATGAAGTATAACCAACATCTCCTGCTGATTTTCCACTAATATTATAACTATATATTCCTGTAACAAGACCTTCTATTGGTCCTTCGGAAATTAAATCTAAGATATGTACATTTTGAGAGGTTGAAATTGATATGTCATTTAAATTAGATGGTTTTACATTTTGAAATTCTCTATATCCAACTCTATCTGGTATTGTATATAATGTTCTTAATTTAGGGGCACCAGTATGATATAATCTTTGATAATCTAAAGCATTTCCACTTGGCCAAAATCTTCCTACTTCATCTGCAGGATTGCCAGCTCCTCTTCTGGTGTCATAATGTATTCTCGTGGCTCCTGTAGTAAAAAAACTGTTATTTGGCCAAGCATTTAATGTTCCACTTCCATTCCACATAGAACCAGTAAGATCTATTATGATTGATCTTGGAGCTACTATTCCACTCCATCCATAGCTAAGAGTTGTATTAAAATTATTTGCTCCCCACCAATCAGTCCCACTAAAATTTAAATTATGTCCACCACCAAAATGTCTTGCAGCAAAAGTATCAGGTATATCAGAATTTCCCCACATTATGCCCATATTATTGACATAATCAATTCCTTCGTATCCTTCGCTATTAAGATTTGGATTTCCAGGCATATATTAAACGTTATATCCCGCCTTTTGGCTAATAAGCATCATTTGCTCATTAAATGGAAACTGATATCCTTCAAAATTATCTTGTAAAAATGTAGGATCAGTGGGATCAGTAAAAACGCTCCTTTTATTTGCAACATAAATATTTTCATAAAAAACATTAACTGCATTACTTCCAACCATTAATTGTCCATATCCAACTGGAACTGGGCCACCTTCTCCTGCAATATTAACTGGACCATTAAATAAATAAGATTGTGGGCCTCCATTTTGTCCAATTGCTCCTTGAGTAGCGGTAGTTGCTTGTTGCGCCTGATATGGAACATTTGGTGGTGGTTTAGATAATAAATTTGTAACTCCTGCAGCTATTAAAGAAATTCCTGCATTTACTAAA